ATCAGGCACTGGCGTCTTTGCACCAACAGCCGTCTGGGCCTCTCTTCCAGGGGTCGAAACTTTCGAGTGCTTGCTCTCAGATTCGCCTTTTCCCTTCGATTGGCCTTTTGACTCAGCTGCGGATGCACGCGACTTACCTGCGTTGGAAGTCACAGCCTGGGTGCTCAGTCCAGACTGAATCTCCTTCCCCTTTCCTTTGCCTTTGGATGTGTCTGCACCACGGGTACCGTAACCACTGACGGGCCTACTCTGTGCCTGTTGCCTTACTTCAGACACATTGCTGCTCGTAGCGGCAGCAGAATCCTGGCGTTTCTTTGCATTGCCGCAGTTAGAGCATCCAGCATTGGTGCAAGCTCCTCGACGCTGTTTATGTTCGCGGCCAGGAGCATGCGGATGACTATGGTAGTACTCTTTACTGCAAACGGGACAAACGTGGCAGTGCAAATCAGGATCTGCTGGGCCCATCTCGCCAGCTTCAGCTACTGGCGATTCGACTTCGAATAGCCCACTCTCCTGCGGAGAGCTATGGTCTGGAGAACTTCCTACTGGGCGCATGATCACATGTCCAGGACCATTGCTTGGGTAGGCTGTGGTACGAACCAAAGGACCAGGTCCACTCATTGGACGACGGTCAGGCTCAAGCATACCAGGTAGCCAATACCCCATGCCATCATAGGTGTCCTTGAGACAAGCAGCAATACGTGATGGGGCATGCTCCGTGTAGATCTCTACTCCAGTTCTGAACTTGAGATCAAGGAGCCGGTCTGCACACAATGTTGATGCAGCACTTGTATCGATGTAGTTAATGCGAAATTGTTCACATTCAAACCCGGCACAAGTGTGCTTGCGCACAAACTCCAGCTTCTGTGGATCGACGACCAACCCACCTTCTTCCATCAACTCTCTTGCTGCCGCCTCGCGGAATGTCTCGGTGCCTTCAACCTTACCAGCTGGTATTGTCAACCAGCCTTGTCGCTTCTTTCCAGCAGGCTCGTACCCACATAGTACTGAAGACCATCGACCAGGATTGTCTCCGTCTCTGCCAGATCGCACCTTGACCACCAACACTGATGCTGCGCGCACAGGTGGTTTTGTTTCTCCATCAGCAGCGCCGCTCTCGCTGCTTCCAGACTGCCCAGGACTACTCATATCGGGCCTCGTCTCCTGAGGCTTTACAAGCTGGGGACTTGTTTCCACCTGCTCCATTGCTTGGAGGGTGGCGCACTGCTGGACATACTTGGCTTGGAATCCTAATGCAGTGCCGACGTTTGGACCTACCGGGAATGAGGTCAATAACACGTCCGGGTTCGCGCATAGATCATCGGTCAGTTCCATATTCGACCAGCTGGAGTCAGAACTGAACCACTCAGATTTTAGCGCGGCAATCTCCTTGACATGGAGTTTGTTCATACGATCAAAGTTGGTGGCCTTGATCATAGCATATGAACTGACATGGTAAGCAGCGTTCTTACGCACGTCCTCCAGGCAGTCGGCTAGCCGACGGTCACCGTCCACCTTACCCAGTCTCTTGTGGTCGTCACTGTATACAGTACCGATGTCGCCAGCCTTTGAAAAGGCATATTCGAACATCGCCCTGCACATGTGCCTGCTGACCATTGTGTGGCGGAGAGCATACGACCTC